TGTCAAAAATGAAGCTAGAATTATGGGATAAAGAACACGCCAGTAAAATAGCCAATAACTCTTTGACTGATGAAGAAAAAAGAAAAAGAGCCGAGTTAAATGCTGATATAACAAACCAAGACACGGAAAGAAATAATGCTACCATAAGGTTTCAAAAGGAAATAGAAAGCATAAAAGACGAAGCAAACAAAAAAGCAGATGCAAGACGGGCCATTGAATTAGACAGAAGGGAACAGGATAAGCTATGGAAAGAAGAGCAAAAGCTGGAGGCTGAACTTGAAAAACAAAAAGCAGATGAAGATTTAGCGAAAGCCGTTCAAGATAACATAACCAAACAGGAACAAAATCAGCAATTCCTTGATACCCTGTTACAACAATCCATAGACTACGGTAATAAAGAAATGCAAGAAGAGGCAAAACTTGCAGAAGCGGAGTATCAATATGAACTCAAGAAAAGAAAGCATAAAAAGGAAACGGCACAAATTGACTTCTTATTAGGCCAGCAAAAATTAGCTAATGCCTCTACGGTACTATCACAGGTTTCTGGATTGCTTGAAAAAGAATCTGCGGCTTATAAAATTCTTGCCGTAACTCAGGCATCGATCGATACATATCGGGCGGCAACTGCGGCGCTTGCTCCCCCGCCTATTGGGGCCGGCCCTTTATTTGGCCCTATTCTCGCCGCTACTACCATAGCACTTGGATTAGCCAATATAGCCAAGATAGCAGGCTTTGCCGAAGGTGGTTACACGGGTGACGGCGGTAGGCTTGAACCCGCCGGAGTTGTACACAGGGGCGAATATGTAGTACCCCAGCACGTGGTTAAAAATCCCGCCTATGCCGGTTATATCTCCACCCTTGAAGCGGCACGAATGAGGGGCTACGCTGACGGTGGATTAGTTACCAACACTGCTACCCAAGATGCTAACCAGATGGCACAGATGTCGGAAATGATGAAAAATATCAATTTCTGGGTAAGCTGGAAAGAAGGCAACGAGATGGGCAGTAACGTACACTTTAAAGAAAAACTTTCTACGATATGAAGGAGTTTTGCAAGAAGTACGGCATAGAAGAAACAAGCGCAAAGGCACTAATTAAAGACGGCTGGATTACCTGTTCCCTCCCACAATACGAGGAGGTTATCATCCATTACAGGGCTTCACAATCCATGCAGAAGACCGCCGACCATTTTGGCATATCTAAAACCAGGGTTTACGAGATAGTACACCGTTTGGTATAATCCGAACGCCATACGGGGACAGATTAACAAATTTTGTTCCCGATGATCGGACACATCTTCATCGAGGGTGAAATCGGCGTACAGGTAACGGCTAAGACCGTTCGGGACGATATCTCACAATATCCCCAAGCACAAGAGTACGTAATACATTTCAACTCCCCCGGCGGAGATGTTTACGAGGGCTACCAGATCGGTTCAATCATCAAGAATCTGGGCAAGCCGACTACTGCACTCATTGGAGGAATGTGCGCCTCTATTGCCACATACGATGCACTGTGCTGTGACCACGTGGTAATGAACCCTCACGGGGATTTCATGATCCACCTGCCTACCGGTACACTTAGCGGTACTGCTGAAGACTTGAGAAAAGGGGCCGAGCAACTCGACCGCATCAAGTCCGAACTAATCGACCGCTATATGACCAAAGTAGCTAAGAAAGGGGTCACAAGGGAACAGTTATCCGCGATGATCGACAAAGAAACGAGCATGAGTCCTGGCGAAGCGTTAGCAATGGGCTTCGTAGATGAGGTGCGGGAAAAGTTAAAAGCCGTTGCAAAACTCGACATAACAAAATTTGATATGAACAAAGAAGAAGTAAAAGGAGGATTCGAAGCCCTCGGCTCCAAGCTGGACGCCATCATGGCCAAACTCTTTCCTAAGAACGTGGTGCAGATCACGCTCGCAGATGGATCTACTGTAAACAGTTCAGCCGCTACGCCCGAAGAGATTGTAGGTTCAACGCTTACCGATGAGGCCGGCGCACCTATCCCTCCCGGTGAAGTAGAAACCGCTGACGGCCAGGTACTTGAAATCGTTGAAGGTGGCGTAGTTCAGTCTGCCGCTCCTAAGACCGAAGACAAGAAAGACGCTTCTGCCGAGAAACTGGCCGCACTGGAGAAAGAAAACGCCGCACTGAAAGAGCAACTCGCCCAAGCCTCACAGAAGGCAGAAAGCGAAGCCAAAGTAACTGCAAAAGAAATGGCCGAGTTCAAAAACCAGGTCAAGGAACTCCAGAACGCTTACGAATCCCTTAAAACAAAAACCTTCGGTGACGAAACTGTGCCTATTGACGCACCGGATAAAAAGTACAAAAACGAAAAAACAATCGACCCCATGCTTGAGATCATGGCACAGCAGATGGGGCAAGCATACCTCTCATCCCGTAAATATTAACACATGGAAAACAATCTCTCTGATATCAAAAACCTTGAGGCCGTTGTAACGCACCTCAAGAAGGAACTCGCTGAAGTTAAGAACTCCGGCGCAAGTTTTAAGAACGCTACATCGTTCTCTTATTCTCCCGGTTATACGTTCCCCGGCAATCTGCCTACGGAACTGTACTATGCCCCCACTCCTGGAACTCCGGCACTGTCGGATATCTTCACCATCCGTCAGGGTATTCGCACGGATGAGTACTTGGTGTTGGTGAACTACCTTGACAAGATTCTTGCCGCTACTACGGGTTGCTCGCCGTCTTACACGACCGCCGGCACCCTGTCAGATCGCAAGATCACGGTGGGTAAGTTCTCCGCTAACCTCCAGTGGTGTAAGTCTGATTTCATTTCTACCGCTTCGGCTCTGTCGAACGATCCTAAGTTCGTTGCTGACGGTCTGGATGGTTACGAAGTGACCGCCGCCGTTCGCAAGATGTGGGTTGACACGATGGTAGATGCCATGCGCCGCGATATCTTCCGTCTGGCCTTTTTGGCTAACGATTCCAGCCCCTCGACCTTCTGGAACGTGATCGACGGTCTGATGGTGAAACTCTACGATGCAAACGCCTCCTACTGCGTTAAGCGTGTTTCCAACTCGTTCGGTAACAACCAGAATACGGTTCTCGTAGCTGACGAGGCTCTGGCCGTGTTCCAAAACTTGTTCCGCAACTCACAGATTCCGCTCATGCAACTGCCCCCTTCTGAAAAGGTGTTCTGGTGCACTGGTGCGGTTTATGCTAACCTGTTGGAAAGCTACCAGTCTTCTACCCGCAGTGGCTCGGAGGCTCAATTTAGGACGCTGACCAATGGTGAAACCGTGTTGATGTTCAACGGTATCGAAGTACGTCCTCTGTGGATGCTTGATAGCGTTCTGTCCAGCGACACTACTTGCCCCTGGTACGGTAACATCCGCAACCTGATTATCTACACCCCTAAGGCTTCGAGCCGTTTCTCTAACCTCGTTTTGGGTACTGAGAAAGCCTCCGACCTTGACCGTGTGGATGTGTTCTTCGATCAGCGGTTGCTTACGACCTTCGCGCAAGCTGAAGTGCGTTTCGGTGTGAACTTCATCAACTGCGATCTGACTTCATTCGCTGACTAATGGCTTGTAGTATATCATCTGGCGTAGGGATAGCGTGTGCCGACCTTAAAAGGGTTGCGGGGCTTAATAAACGCTTGTGGTTGTTCAATATGAGCGACCTCCGTACGCCGATTGATACTACTCAAACTACGATCACCAACATTAACCTGACCTCGTATGCGCTTTTGTATATGTTTGAGGGGCAGAAGTTTGCCCACTCTGCGGGGGTTAAGTTGACTCGTACCGATGCGGGTAATATCAGTTTCGAACATACCGTAAATATTAAAGTAAACAACACCACCGGAACCGAAGACCAGGTTATCGAAAACCTGTGTACTTCAGAGGTTGGTGCTATTGTCCAGACCAATAACAATGAATTTTTCATCTATGGTGGTGGCAATGGTTTGACTTGCATGGAAATGGAAGACAATACAGGTCAAAAGCAAGGCGATGAGGAAGTAACGACGATTAAACTTGTGGGCTCGGAGCAGACTTTGGCTAAGAGGTTTGCACGTCCTGCCGGTGGCCAGGGATCGATCCTGAACGAAACGCTTTACTATCTGAACGCTCTGACTAACTCGAATATCACTACTTAATAGTGATTAGCTTAAAAGGAAAGGGGGCTTTAATCGGCCCCCTTTTTATTTAAAAATGTTTTGACAATGTGCTAACATTCGCCGTCTTTTGTCAAGACAATTATGAAGGAAGAGCTGAAAAACAGCCTTTTGACCGCTGGCATTTACTATCCCCCTTATCAAAAAGACCATCCTCTTTGGATAAAAGCCTTAGAGGAGTACAAGAAAGCCACTGGCGATCAGCAAGTTAGCCTCTCCTGTGGGTCGTGTATCAACAAAATCAAGAACTGGCTCGAACGGTGACCGAACTCTGGCAGATTTATTACGAGGAAAAGCAGAAAAATGACCTTTTTCCGTTCGCCAAGCCTGTTTTTAACCCCTCACTGACCGAATTTTTCGAAAATTCTGTGATTTATAGGGTCGTTTTACCCTCCAATGCTGAAAAAATCGGGGTTTGTAGTCCGGCACTGCGTCAAAAGATCAATTTCGGCATTCCCATGCGGGAACCGTTCACCGAAGATGTCATAAATCGTGATTACGACCTGTTAGTTCTGTCGCGGAAGCAGACTCCCGAGCATTTTATGCTTGCCAAGATGGACAACTGGCATCCAGGCACACGGGGAACGCTCAATTTGATTCTTTACGCTATCGGGTTGGAAACTTTCGAGGGCAGACGTGAGCCGGAGGTAGCGGTTTATCAGAACGCCTTTATCCTAAGGACGGATTTGTACAAAAGATTTCTTCGGGAGGCCATGATTCCGGCTATGACGGTGATGCGCGAGGATCCGGTGATTAAAGCGAGGTGCTGGGAGGATTCACACTACTACAAACTCAAAAGCGAAGTAGGTTACCAGAAGATGATAAAGGAAAAGACGGGCTGGGATTACATCCCCTGTCATACGTTCATTCTGGAGCGTCTTTTTTCCTGTTGGCTAAACGGCATGAAACTCAAAATTAACTACGTGTGATAAGTTTAATCCATCCGTCAAGGGGAAGGCCAGATAAGTCTTTCCAAACCGTTACCAACTGGATTCAGAAAAGCGGGGCGCACCGATCGCAGATTGAAGTAGTGGTAAGTGTTGACGCTAACGACCCCTCACTCACGGGATATTTGAAATACTACAAAGACGCATTGATTAACGATAATACGTGCGTAGTAGAGGCCACCAATAAAGCCGCCGCACATTCTAAAGGGGATATACTTGTCTATCTGTCAGATGACTTCGACTGCCCTGAAAACTGGTGGGAGTTGGTTACAAAAGAGTTTGACGGCAGTGCGATTCTGTTAAAGGTAGATGACTGCCTACAGAAGTTCGATGTTCCCGTTCTGACGATTCCGATTATGTCACGTGCGCTATATCAAAGGCTGGGCTACTTCTGGCATCCCGGTTACCGAAGTATGTTCGTTGACGAAGATTTATTCTGGACTTCCAGAAAGTTAGGCGCACTGCGTAACGCTCCGCATTTGAAGTTCCCGCATAATCACGTTTCGATCGGCAAGGCACAGGATGACGAAACCTACCGAGCAAGCGCAAAGAATTGGGATCAGGGTAAAGCATTTTTCAAACAAAGACAGGCACAAGGATTCCCGTTATGAGTGACATTATAAGCGACATTGACGCACAGATTTATCAGAGGTTCTACGGCTCAAAGAAATCAGCAAATCAGGTTTACACATTAGCCCAGCGTGTACGCGATATAGAAGGCGATTTCGTAGAGTGTGGAATAGCTATGGGTTCGGGGATTGCTATCATGAAAATAGCCTGTCCTGAAAAGACCGTTTGGGGTTATGACTCATTTCAGGGGATTCATTTAGCCGGCCCTAATGACACCGAACAACCGGGGATAGGCCCGATCACTCATGACGTTCACGGCGAGTTGATGGTTTCTTCGGGCATCACGGTACACACCCGCGCACAGGTAAATGAAATTCTTTTCGACTACCTGAAGTTCAAAGAGGATGACTTTATTCTGGTAGAGGGTTGGGTTCAAGACACCCTGCCGAAGATGAAGCCCAAGAAGATAGCCTTTTTGCGGCTTGACATGGATTTATACGATCCTACCCTGTTTGCCCTTGAGAAACTTTGGCCGCGATTGTCTAAAGGCGGGTGTTTGCTTGTAGATGACGGGAATCTAACGGGAGTGGTGAAAGCCTGTGAGGTGTATTTCAAAAAGATCGGCTACACTCCTGAGTGGGTGCATTGGGGTGACAATCCTATTTATCTATTCAAGTCATGAAGCTATCTATTCTAATCCCTACGCTTTCGGAAAGGTTGCATCACTTGCAGAACCTAAGAAGGCTATTAGACCCGCAACTGACCCCCGATGTTGAAGTGATTGTAGATGACCGTCCTAAAATCATCCCTACGGGTACGAAAAGAAACGATATGATCCAACGGGCGCAGGGGGAATGGGTTTGTTCCGTTGATGATGATGACGAAATCTCTTCCACTTACGTAGCGGACATTTTACAAGCCCTCAATTCTAATCCGGACTGCGTGACCTTTGAGGGTTGGATGACCACCAACGGCGGGGCGTATGTCCATTGGATTATAAAGCTGGGTGAAAAGTACGAAGCCAGAACGGATCCTGACGGGGTGACCAGGTATTACAGATTCCCCAATCACTTAGTACCCATTAGGAAGTCTATTGCGGCCAGGGTTCAATTTCCCCCGGTGTGGCAGGGTGAGGACTATCAGTGGGCGGTAAGGCTTCAGCCGTTTCTATCTACTTCGGTACACATTCCCAAACTTCTGTATCACTACAAATTCGTGACCTACAAATGAATGTCTTAGAACTAAGGATGCATGAGAAAATAGAAAAAGAAAAGATGCAACAATACAAGTTAGTTCTATCCATTCTCATGCCCACTATTCCCGAACGGTACGAGATGTTCAGCCGATTGCGGTTAGCCGTTGAATTGCAGATAAAGAAAACCTACAAGATTCATCCGGTTTTAGGGATGGTGGAAATCATATCCGATGAGAGCAAGAAATATAAAGACGGGGGGCCGAGCATAGGACAGAAAAGACAGGCACTTCTTGAAAAGGCTAAAGGGGACTACGTGTGCTTTCTTGATGACGATGAGAGTATTGCCCCTAACTACGTGGAAGAACTTCTAAGACTATGTTACGAGAATCCAGATATAGGCACGTTTTCAAGTATTTCCAAGCTGGATAATTTCTGGTGCGTGGTCATCATGAGTTTAAAGCACGAACAGAATCAGCAAGTTTTTCCAGGTATCGTTTTAAGGAAACCCTGGCATATCTGCCCCGTGAAGAGAGAGATAGCACTAAACGCAAAGTTCCCTGATTCCAATTATGGCGAGGATTGGGTTTGGTTTGAAGAGGTGTTGAAAGGATGTAACAAGGAAAAGAATACCAAAGCTATTCTGCATCAGTACAATTTCAATAAAGACGTAAGCCAGGCCGATAACATAACGACCGCGATATGAGGCCGAACCTTGAGATTTCTACTGTGGTCGGTTGCAAGATGAACTGCGACTACTGCCCGCAGAAAATCCACGTCAGAAAATATACCGAAAAGTGGTACAACACCCGCATGAGGCTGGATGATTTTAAAGTAATGCTTTCGACCGTACCTAAAGAAGTAGAAATAGTTTTCGCAGGGATGGCCGAGCCGTGGCTGAATCCCGAATGCTCCCGAATGGTGGAATACGCCCACGAGCAAGGCTATAAGATCGGGGTTTACACCACCACGGCGGGGATGAGGTACGAGGATGTAATAATCATCCACGACATTCCTTTTCTCTATTTCACGCTACACCTTCCAGACGCTGACGGTCTGATGCACCTGAACGTAGATGAAAAGTATTTGAAGATACTTTCCAAAGTCGTAGAGGTGATTGACTGTCAATTCATGGTTATAGGGAAGCTTCACCCCCTGGTCGAAGAGATTACCGGGCCTGTTGCTGACGGTTCAAAAGGACTTCTTTCACGTGCTGGTAATATCAAGACGTTGACGATAAATAAGAAGTCGGGGCCGCTTCAGTGTTCAGCCTGTGGGCCTAAGATCGATCACAATGTTCTACTGCCTTCGGGTGAAGTGTTGCTCTGTTGCATGATGTACGATCAGAGTCACGTCATAGGCAATCTATTGGAACAACCGTACGAAAACATATTCAAATCAGACGAATATAACAAGGTAATGCGTGGTCTTGCTGGCGATGAATCAATAGACCTCAAATGTAGATTTTGTGAATTAGCACAACCGATATGAAGATATACCTCCATTACAATATCTGGAACAAAGGAACTCATGTGCCGTGGATTGCCGAGGGGATTCGGTGGTCTATTCCTAAAGGCACGGTCATAGACTGGACGCTGGAAAATTGCACAGACAAAACCGAAGATAATTTGATGATGTGCATTTATGAAACAGGCTACGGAATGTTAAAGGACTTTGATAACAGAGTCCAAAAAGTTACCAAGAACTACCGCTGGCCGAATTGCAACGATGCTATGAAAAGGTTCATGGAATCCGATTGCGATATTTTTCTGTCCCCACAGGATGACCAGCAGATACAAGACAAACACCTGATAAAGAACCTTGAGAATCTATATATCTATGCCAAGTCATTAGACAAAAAGCCGGGGATTATCGGGATGCGTGACGGCGTGGATGGGGCCGGATTCTATTTCTCTTCCAACTTTTCAAAAGGAACGGATAAGACTACATGGATAACTTCTGGGGAGTTCCGAAAAGTCAAACACGTCAATGACGGGCCTGTCGCGCTCACTAAAGAGGTGATCGGAAAGGTGGGATATTTTGACGAGGCGTATTGGGCGCACTACTCAGACCAGGATTATTCCTATCGGTGTGAACGGGCGGGGTTTCAAAACTACGTCTTGGGTGCAGAGATCGTGCACGAGAAATGGAGCTGCAAAGTCTGCGGTGAGGTTAAGCCCTCCGAGGTTTGGTCGCAGAAGTTTTCGGATCATGATTATCAAATCTTTAAAAGCAAATGGGGTTCTTAGTTCCAGAGAAATGTCAGATACCTACCCAGGTACTCTATCCGCTACTTCCCGAAGTGGGCACGTTTGTAGAAGTGGGAGCGTTTGACGGCATGACCTACGGTTGCACGTGGGGATTAGCAAAAGCGGGTTGGAGGGGTGTATATGTCGAAGCACATCCAGATTTCGCGGCGCAGTGTATTTCAGTACATAGGTCACACCCTAAGATTGATACCTATGCGGTAGCCTGTGGCCCTACTGAGGGGTTCACACAGTTGACCGTTTACGGTGAATGCTCAACGACTGTATTGGACAAGTGGAATCGCGAATGGGGGATGAATGACGAAACGCCCAAACTAACCGTACCCGTCCGCAGATTAGATTCAATACTGGAAGAATCTAAGATAACCGAGATCGATCTTCTGGTCGTGGATGTAGAGGGCGCGGAGATTGGGGTTTTACAAGGTCTTTCAATCCGTCCTAAGGTGGCGGTGATTGAACTGCACGAAACGCAAGGTATCAAGATCGATCAGAAGGGATGGCAGACCCCGTGGGTTGACGAATACTTCAAAGGATATAAAAAGGTTTACAGGGATCAAATCAACACTATTTATGTACAGTCAAAATAAAGAAGAGCAAGTGATTCTCGATTACTTCGGATTCCTTCAGGGTACGTTCTTGGATATCGGCGCAAATGACGGGGTTACTTTCTCTAACACAAAGATGCTTGCAGAGCGGGGATGGAAGGGAATTTTAGTAGAACCATCCCCAAGAGCCTACGCGAAACTCAAAGAGATTTACCGGGGTGTAGAAGGTGTTTATACTTATCCTTTTGCGATCGCTAACCACAACGGCACGGCGATACTTAACGAATCTTCTTCGCTGATAAACAAAGAAGACGTTGCTTTGGTATCTACTTTGAAAGCAGAAGAAATGGACAGGTTCAGGAGTATAACAAATTATACCCCCGTTGAAGTTAAGGTTTTCCGCTGGAAGACGTTTTTGAACCGTGTGAAGTATAAAAAATTCGACTTCATCTCTATCGATGCCGAAGGGTACGATTTAGACATTCTGTTACAGATCGATTTGACTGATACTAAGATGGTCTGCGTAGAGTGGAACGGTCATAATAAAGAAGCCTTTACGGCGGCTTGTCCTGGATTCCGGTTGATTCATGAGAACGGGGAGAACTTAATTTTTGCCAGATGAAAAGATGCGTGGTGAGTTTTGCTGATACCCCTGTGTATCAAAACAAGATGCGAAGACTGGAGAAATCTATCCCGCATGGAATAGACTTTTTGGGCTTTACCGATGTACGGCAGATTGAATGCGAATCACATCAGGTCATTCCTTACAAATTCAAACCAGCCGCAATAGATAAAGCGAGATCGTTAGGTTATGATCTGGTAATCTGGGCTGACTCTCCGATTCACGTTATAAAGCCATTAGATCAATTCTTTGAGTACCTGGAAGAGAACGACTACGCATTCTTCGATAACATCGGACATTCGTTGGGGATGTGGACTAACGATAAGGCGTTAGAGTATTTCGGGATATCACGCGAGCAAGCCTTACAGACTAAGATGATTATGGCCTGTTGCATGGGATTTAACTTTCGTCATGAGTACGTTGATGAATTAGTTACGGAATACTACGAATTGGCCGATATGCTTTATCCTGGTTCGTGGGCCGATCATCGGCACGATCAAACGGTAATGAGTTTTCTTTTAAACAGGGACGGGTTTAACATCCTTGTCGGTCAAGATACTTTTTTCGCCTATAAGAATCATCACGGGGTCTTACCTATTGCTGATAGTGTATGTCTTCTATCCGAATGAAAATTTGCACCCGTTGCGGGAGGCGTAAACATATCTCAAACTTCGGCAAGAGGCCAGAACGCAAAAACGGTTATAGGCCACACTGCAATCAGTGTAGGACGGAGGAAACGAAGGAGTACAGAAAAAGGTACAGGCCACATCCGATAACTAAACCAAGACTGAAAGATGTATTTCTGGGTTACTAAACTAAAGTCTATCTACACGGGTTGGTTTCGGTTTATGTTTAAGCCGCAGTCCCCTATGGCGAAGGCGAGGTTATTGATTTGCCGCAAGTGTGAATTTCGCAAGGGTAGGTTTTGCGGGGTTTGTTTCTGCCAGCTTGAGGCGAAGGCGGAGGTGGATTGGGAGGAATGTCCAAAAAATTACTGGTGATATGACACTGGAACAGAAATGGAAGACGTGGGTAGATTATATGGTATCAGCCATAGCATTTAACAATAAACTGTTTATTGAAATTCATCCGATGAAAAAATGGGATCAAGACGGATACAACTGTAATATGTGGAACGCAACTAAATCTATGATATCAGGCCCAAATGTTACAGAGGAAATGCAAATAATATTTGTTAGAAATGGAAGAGAAAAAATAGATGAAAGTAAATGGTGGTCTTATGAAGAAAAGCCAAAGCCCACAAGAATATGCAACATGATCGGCCCCGGTGAAGCTAAAATGAAAATAATGAGTTTTGAGGAGTTTTGTAACGGCGGAAAGACTTGGGCCGGTAGAACGATTGAGGAACATTATGAAACATTTATAAAATGAAATTCTGCGCGATTTACAACGTGTGGGATGATTGGGATATTTTCGACGAGTCCCTTAAAAACATTTATTACCAAGTTGACGGGGTGGTAATAGTATCTTCTTTGCTTTCAAATTTTGGAGAAAGGGGGAAAGCCAAGACGATATACAATGAGAAAATAATCCATTACAATTTTGAACCAGACCTAAAACTTGACCCAAGAACGAACGAAACGGCCAAAAGGAACTACGGCATCCAAAAGGCGCGAGAATTAGGATACACTCACTTTCTGATGATGGATGCCGATGAATTTTATGAGCCGGAAGAGTTTAAAAACGAGTTGAAACGCTTTGAAGACCCTAATTTATTGGGCTTGGTATGTCGGGTTAAGTGTTATTTCCGTTCCCCTGAATTGACAATCGGCTACGACACGACTTTAGTGCCATTTATTCACAAGCTGACCCCTGAAATTAGGTGCGAGTTCAATAAAAACTACCCTTTCGCCTGGACTTCTACGGACGGGGTTCCCTATACGGAGAAAAAACAGATAAGAATAGACCCCACAAGGTCAATGAATCTCACTTCGGGGGTACAATGGAGTGAAATTTCTATGCATCACATGAGTTGGATCAGGTCGGACGTAAAAAAGAAGATCCGCAACTCTACGGCACGTCAAAACATAGAAAATTCGTCCATCGTTCGGGATTATGTGAACGCCAAAGAAGGCTATTTCTGCAAATTTTACGGCAAAACTTTAGAGAGGTCGCCGAACATTTTCGGACTCCCTGAAATCTATGATAAAAACCTTTCTTAACCTGTTCCGCCAGCCGGCGCACCAGACCCAGGTAGATTTAACAGAGGGCGTTCTGCCCTACGGAAAAGATAACAACTTTCCTTTAAGACTTGCTACGATGGTGCAGAGTTCCCCTACGGGTGCGGCGGGGGTTTCGATCATTTCCGAGTTTATAGAAGGTGCTGGATTTTCAGATCAGAGTCTAAAGGACATAGTAATAAACGGGCGGGGTGAAACCTTCGGGATTTTACACTCTCTCACCTGTGAATCGTGGGCTTTGTATCGCGGTTTCGCGTGGCTGATTAAATACAACGCACAGGCGCAGATCACAGAGATATTTAATATCCCTTTTGAGAACGTAAGACTTTGCAAACCCGATTCACGGGGTGTAATTTCTAAAGTAAGGGTAAACCCGTACTTCGGGACGAGTGAATACAGGAAAAGTGATTCGGTTGAATATGACGTATTTACTCCGAATCAAAAGCAGACGTTAGCACAGATAGCCAAGCAAACGGAAAAGTTCAAAGGACAGATTTTATACGTTGGGCAGACAAGACCCTTGTCAAGATTCTACCCGGAACCGGAGTATTATTCCGCGCAGGGATGGCTAAAGATAGACGCAGGGATTCAGGACTACCACTCGAACAACTTAGAGGCTGGATTCTTCCAGACGGTGCTTTTAAAGATGATTGGCAATCCTGATGACCCCTCTACTCACCCGGACGATCAAAGTACGGACGATCAAGGCAATAAGATTTCTATCCGCACCAGGGGCGAACGGTTCAATATCGCCATGCAAGAATTTACCGGGGCTGACTCGAAGACTAAAATGTTAGTACTATGGGAGCAGTTAAAAGATCAGATGCCAGAACTTCAAGCCTTCCCACAGATTACAAATGAGAACTTCTTCACTAATCTTCAGGAAACCTGTGATAGGAAGATTTTGATAGCCATGAAAGTACCCGGGATCCTTGTCAATATGGGCCGGGAAAACTCTTTGAGTGACGGGGCGCAGATGGCTAACGCTACTAAGGTCATGCAAGACCGTGTTAAGAAGCCGCAGAATATGCTTGAAAACTATTATATGCAAGTTCTCAAGATGTTCGCTACCCCTTACGTAGGAGAGGTAAAGATTATCAATGGCAATACGTTCCAGGAACTGGAAACTATCGATCCTTCTATCTGGGAGGTTCTAACGCCGGAAGAAAAGCGGCAGTGGATCAAAGAGAATACGGAGTACCCTATTTCGAACGCTCCCGCTCCTATGCCCGTTTCTAATTTCAAAGATATCTTCTTTACTGACTATCCAGAAGGAGCGAAGAAGAACGCCGCTAAAGCCTTGAAATACTCTGAAGATCATCCTGGATGTGGAACGCCGATGGGCAAAAGAAGGGGTGCCGATATTTCCGAAGGCCGTCCGTTGTCGTTCAAAGACATTAAGAGCACTTACAACTTCTTGAAACGGAATGCGGGGTTTGAGAATACATTATTTTCAGATTCCTGTAATGCGGTTCTGTTCTCGATGTGGGGAGGTAAGCCGATGTTAGATTATTGTGCGGACAAAATCAAGTTTGTAAATGAGTAAGTTAATAACCGCCGCATACGTAAAGACCGAGTGTGATATCGATGCTAATATCGACAACAGGGAACTTGATAATCCAATCAAGTGGGCGCAGGATAGATTAAGGTTTCTATTAGGCAAGAGGTTCTATGACCAGCTTTATACTCAGGGCACTTCTACACCTACTACGTTTTCTACTGACAATTCAGCCTTATTTGATCCGTAC